CTTTTCAAATTTAAGTTTATCGGCTATTGCAAGAACAGTTAAAAAAAATCATGCAACTGTTTTACATGGCATAAATAACTTTGATAATTGGAAAATGCATAATAAGTATTTAGATATAGCTTATCATACTATTGTTAGTAAATTAAACGATCTTGATAGTGTAGATGAAATAAGAGAAAATAAAGAATTGCGTAGACAATTAATACAATTAAAATTAGAGAATCAAAAGTTGAAAAATGTTGAGCAAAACAAAGATTCATTACAAGAACTTATTAAAAATCTACCTAAAGATAAGATAGAAGATATTAAAGAAAGAGTTAAAATAATGATTGATGCCTATGAATGGAAATCTAAAGATAAAATAACTGTATACGAGTGTAATGGAACAACAATATCATGAAAGAAAAAAAACAAACCCAATTGCAAAGAATATATAACTGTGAAAAAGCAATAACTAATATATATATTATGTTAGATGCTATTATGAAAAGTTTACCTAAGCATGAAATAAATGAAAAGGACAAAGTTTGAAATATTGCAACTAAAGTTTATGTTAAGAAAAATGGACTATTGTACGTTTAGCAAAGAAGAAAAGAAATTACTAAAGGATATAATAAACGAAATGCAATCTTATAAATGACAATGAAAATAATAAAAACAATCACATTATTATCCTTATTTTTATTTTACTTAGTTTTAATTATATATGGTGTTTATGTAGTAATAGCTAACATATGAAAATACAAGAATTTAATCAAATTTTAGTTTCTTACTTAAAAAAAGGAATAACAGAAGCAGTTATAAGATTTGACAATACTGGAATAACAAATGTAGAACCAATTGAAACAAACGATGAATAAAATACTGCTAATGTTCTTAACGTTATTATTGATATTGTTTTGGTATCATGTTTTTCTAATAGCATACAACATTGGTTTTATTTATTTTGTTTTAACACTTTTATTAATTTTTTATTATTTTATTGAATAATCAATTTTTTTCAAATGAAAGGTGGAGCTAGAAAAGGTGCAGGAAGGAAATCAAAAGCCGAAGAAGTAGAGTTAATTGAAAGACTTTCACCATTAGAAGACAAGGCATTTAAGGCATTAGAGAAAGGTATTGAGTCAGGTGATTTCAAGTATGTTCAGCTATTTTATCATTATTATGCTGGAAAACCAAGAGAAACAAAAGATATTACTCTTAACACAGAACAACCTTTATTTGAACTCTAAGAGACTTTTATGGAATTTATTGTAACTACAGCAATAAAGAAATTACATGCCCTTAAAAGACGTGTAAGGGTTATTAGAGGAGGTACATCAGCAGGAAAAACATTTGGTATTATCCCAATTCTTATAGATAAAGCAATAAGAGAACCAGGATTAGAAATATCTATAGTTAGTGAATCAATACCTCATCTTCGTAGAGGTGCATTAAAAGATTTCCTAAAAATCATGATGGCCACAGGTAGATATCGTGATAATCAATTTAACAAATCAATTTTAAAATATAACTTTGCAAATGGTAGCTATATTGAATTCTTTTCAGTTGAGCAACCAGATAAACTTAGAGGAGCAAGAAGAAATATACTATATGTAAATGAGTGTAACAATATAGACTTTGACTCATATTATCAATTAGCAATCAGAACATCAAGTGATATATGGTTAGACTACAATCCAGTTAGTACATTTTGGGTTGACAAGGAGGTACTTAATTCTGAAGATGTAGATTTTATTACTCTAACTTATTTAGACAACGAGGCATTACCTGACACAATCGTAAAAGAAATAGAATCAGCCAAAAGAAAAGCAAAAACAAGTACATATTGGAATAATTGGTGGAAAGTATATGGACTAGGACAAATAGGAAGTCTTGAAGGTGTATGCATAAAAGATTGGAAAGAAATAGATATGCCTAACGATGCAAGGATATTATGTTATGGTATGGACTTTGGTTATAGTAACGATCCAACAAGCTTAGTAGCAATGTATAAATATAATGATGCATATATATTTGATGAGGTAGTTTACAAAAAAGGATTGTTAAACAGTGAAATAAGTAATTTACTAAAATCAAATGAAATTAAGGATATTATTTATGCAGATTCAGCAGAACCAAAATCAATAGCTGAATTGAATCATTATGGTCATTCAGTATTACCAGTAAAAAAAGGTCGTGATAGTATTACATACGGAATTAATCTTATCAATCAAAATAAAATATATATAAGTAGTCGTAGCAAAAATTTAATTAACGAACTAAGGAACTACATATATATGACTGACAAACAAGGTAACACTCTTAATAAGCCAATAGATGCCTACAATCATGCAATAGATGCAATGAGGTATGCTATAACAAGTCAGTTAGAAAACCCATCTAAGGGTGAATATCATATTTGGTAGCTTGTTTATAATCATTATAAATTAACTACATATTTTCTTGTTAACAAAATATTGTATATATTTGTACTAACAAAACAAAACAAAATGAAAACAAATTTAGTAAAGTTGAATAATTTACTATATTTGTAATGTAATCAAGAATAAAACCGATAAGTATTTAAGTAGATAAGTATTGCTAGAGCATATGGAATAACTAGCCTTATTGGAAGATACTTCCCTAGATACGGACTTATAGTGTACTATAAGAGATTCTAGGGATAGGTTAAAATTCTTAAAATTATTTTAAAACAAAACAAAAATGCAATTTGCAGAATTATTAAAGCAACAAACAAAAGAATTAAGAAAATTAATAAAAGAACAAGATGAGTTTTATAAACACTTCCAAACAAAGCAAGATAAAGTTATTACCAACTGGACTAATAACAGTAAACACTAACGGAAATATAGAAGTAGTTAACCAAAATGACAACGAATATAAAGGGTTACGTAGACAATACTACAGCGTTCAAAGCAATGCGTTGGTGTAATAGCCAAGGGATTAAGATATATCCTGTAGCTTTAGATAAAAAATACTCTGATGGAAAATATGGAAAACATTGGTGTATTATTGAAATAGATAGACAGGGAATAAAGAAAAAAGGAGATAAGTGGTATACGCAAGATAAAAAAATGTACAATAAAATATTTGAGTTATATTTATATTTCTATAATAGAAGATAGTTAGGTTAGTTTTGTTTTAATTTTGAGTAGGCAATCAGAGATGGTTGCCTTTCTCTTTATACAATTGTTTCAAAAGATTATTATATATATATGAAAGTAGAGATTTATGTACCTGATTCATTAAGCGAAATTACGTTAGGACAATACCAAAAATATTTGTCAATCGCTGAAGGTAAAGAACAAGATTTATTTGTTCAACAAAAGATGGTTGAGATATTCTGTAGAATTAATTTGAAAGATGTAGCTAATATTAAATACTCAAGCCTTCAAACAATATTACAACATTTCCAAGAATTATTTAATCAAGACTATCAATTGGTAGAAAGATTTGAAATGAATGGTATTGAGTATGGATTTATTCCTAAGCTTGATGATATTACATTTGGTGAATATGTTACTATAGATAGTTATTTAGGAGACCAAAAGAATTTACATAAAATAATGGAGGTTCTATATAGACCAATTAAAAACAAAACTAAAAACCTTTATAGTATTGAAAAATACGAAGGTAATAAGTACGATATGAAAGATATGCCATTAGATGCAGTTTTTGGTTCACTGGTTTTTTTTTATCGTTTAGGAAAAGAATTACTGAAAGTTACCCAGAACTATTTAGTCAAGCAAATGGAGAAGACTATAGTAGAGAGGCAACATTCGGAAAAAAATGGGGATGGTACCAATCAATCTTTGCAATTAGCAATGGAAACATTGGAGAATTTGAAAACGTGGAAACAACCAACGTTCATAAATGTTTAATGTATTTAGCGTTTGTTAAAGAAAAAAATGAGTTAGAAGCACAAAGAATAAAATCAAAAATAAGATAATGAAAGGATTTTACAACGTATTAACTAAAATAAAAGAAACACTAGATGCAGAACCATTTGTCAATACAGTTACTTATGGTAATATTGATGATGTGGATTTAAATAAACAAACTATATTTCCATTATCTCACATAATTGTAAATAATACAACTGTACAAGAAAAAACATTGGTTTTTAGTATTTCTGTTTTAGCTATGGATATTGTAGATGTTTCAAAAGAAGAAACTGAAAATATTTTTAGAGGTAATGATAATGAGCAAGACGTACTAAATACACAATTAGCATTATTAACCAGACTCTCTGCAATATTAAAACGAGGTACATTATATACAGACAAGTACCAATTAGATGGTGATGTATCATGTGAACCATTTGTAGATAGATTTGAAAACAAATTAGCAGGTTGGACTGGAACATTTAATATTGTAATTCAAAATGATATGACAATATGTTAAATAGAACAGAAGAAGCTTTAGTAGATTTTAAAAACTATGTTATCCAACAAGCTAGAACTAATTTAACTAAAGGTAAAAAGAATGTTGATGGTAATTTGTATAAAAGTTTGGAAGGATTTGTTGAAAAATCTTCAGCCGGTCTTAGACTTTATTTTGAAATGGAAGATTATGGTATGTTTCAAGATAGAGGAGTTAGTGGTAAAAATAAAAAATACAATACACCATTTAGTTACAAAAGCAAAATGCCTCCAATAAAACCATTAGCTGAATGGGCAAAGAAAAGAAATATAAGATTAAGAGATGAGAAAGGAAGATTTAAGAAAGGTAGTTATAAAACTATTGGATATTTAATAGCAAGAAAAATTTATAAAGACGGAATAAAACCAACATTGTTTTTTACAAAGCCATTCGAACGAGCAATCAAGAGACTACCAGATGACCTTAGAGAAGCTTTTGGAGAAGACTTAAATAATTTATTGAAATGATTAAAATTAACCTAAGAAGTCCATATTTTTTAAATACAACAGATCCAAACTTAGATAGTTCAATACTTTCTTTATATATATATACAGGAGAATATGTAACAGATAAACCTGCATCTGCACAATATACTATTGAAAAAAATGTTGTAGGTACAAACACTTATAACGTTTACGAAATATCGGAACTTGTAAGAGATTATTTAGATGTTGAGTTCAACCAAGAATATACGGAAGATTTATACAAAGAAAGAGTTTTAAATGACTATGGAACATTTGAGGGTTCTTCTTGTTTAAGCGATGTATTGAATCAATTGGATGATGATTATTTAAGCCAAACAGTTTGGGTTGAAGCGGATATATTTAACTACGATTCGGCAGGAAATACTATTGGAAGTGAAACTTACGACTTTATTGCGTTTGACGGATATTCTTATTTTGAGGATGGTGCAAATGCAGAATTAAGCAGAACACTACTACAATCAAATACTGATATGTATATTAAAAGTGGAGAGCGTATTCAAATTCCAGTATATACAGAAGAAGTAACATCCGTTCAATTTTATAATGGTTTGGTTTTAGAAGAAACAGTAAGCGTTTCAAGTTCAAATAATACTAACGCACAAATAAAATATGTTTCAACAACTTCTATTGATGTAGATAATATTAAAGTACTATCAAGCGAGGGAACAGAAACAATAAATGTTTATCAAACTGATGAGTGTAAATATACTCCTTATCAAGTTACTTTTGTAAATAGATTTGGTGCTTTACAAAATATATGGTTCTTTAAAAAGTCAATGGAAAATTTAAATACAAAAACTGAAACCTATAAAGCAAATACTTTAGATCAGTTGAGTATTACTTATGACCTACAAAAACAT